CGCGTCTGATGTGTTCGATGCAGTTGAGGGCATGCTCCCTGACCTAATCGAAGTCTTTGCGTCTACCGATAAGGCAGTCGTGTTTGACCCGGTAGGCCCTGAGGATGTGCAAGGCGCAGAGCAAGCCACGAACGCTTGTAACCACGTCTTTTACAAGCAGAACAACGGCTTTCTGATCCTCTACACAGCCGCCAAAGACGCCCTTCTGATGAAGACCGGGGCGGTTAAGTGGTACTGGGATTACAAGGACACGCCCACCTTCACGACCTATCGTGACGTAAGCGAGATGCAGCTAGCCGCGTTCCTCGCCAGCAACCCAAAAGCCGAGGTTCTGAGCAAGGAAGAAGCAGAGCCAACCCCTGAAGCAGTGCAGGAGGCCGCCTTCTACGGGGTGGAGCCGCCCAAGGTCTTTTCTATGGTCAAGATCAAGACCGTGGAGAAGAAGGGCAAGGTTTGCATCAGCAACATCCCGCCCGATGAGTTGCACATTAGCCGCCGGCATAGCTCGGTGTTGCTGGATGACTGCCCATACGTCGCTCATGTGGTCGAAAAGACCCTGAGCGAACTGCGCCAGATGGGGTTCGATGTGACTGCCGACGATGTGAAGGCAGCAGCAGACGAAGCCACGACGCAAGACCGTGAGTTGCGCGACTCGTTGCAAGGTGGCCGCTATGGATGGTGGCGCGAGGACTCGCAAGAGCTAGACGAATCCCGCATTCGTGGCTGGCTGCGCGAGGAATACGTGCTCACAGACAACGATGGGGATGGAATCGCAGAGCGCCGGCAGGTGTTCCGCTTGGGCAAAAAGATTCTGTCCAACGTGGAGTTTTCGCATGTGCCCATTGCTGCGTGGACGCCTTACATCCTGACTCACCGCTTCGATGGGTTCTCCGTCGCTGACTTGGTTGAAGACTTCCAGCGCATCAGCACCGAGATTTGGCGCGCACAGCTTGACAACCTAGACCAAGCGAACAATCAAGAGACAGTCGTTCTCACTGACTCGCAGGGCAACCCGCAGGCCGACATTGACGACCTTTTGAACCGTCGGCCTGGCGGCATCATGCGCGAGCGTGTGCAGGGCGCTATTCGCCCCTACGTCGAACGCTGGCAGGGGATCGAAGCCATGCCAATGGTGGAGATGCTGGAGTCCAAGAAAGAGAACCGCACCGGCTACACGCGCTACTCCCAAGGGCTTGACGGTGACAGTCTGAACAAGACCGCGACCGGCGTCAATCGCATCATGGATGCGAGCCAGAAGCGCATGAAGCTCATGGCGCGGATCATGGCCGAGGCTCTTGTGGCTCCCATGTTCAAGGGCATCTTCAAGACCCTGACCGATTACGGCATGGAAAAGCTGTCGTTCCGGCTCAACAACACGTTTGTTCAGTACGACCCGCAAGAGTGGCGCGATGGCTATGACATGTCGATCAATGTCGGCATCGGCACAGGCGACAAGATGCAGCAGGCCGCTTACTTGCAGCAGATCAGCCAAGTTCAACTTGCTTTGATGAATTCGCCCCTCGGTGGCCGCGTTGTGACCGAAAACAACGTGTACGCACTGCAAGCCCGCATCGCAGAGAACGCAGGCTTCAAGAACCCCGCTGAATTCTGGACTGACCCGGCCCAAGTCCCGCCACCACAGCCACAGCCGAACCCTGAGCAGATCAAAGCCCAGGCCGAGGCGCAGAAGCTCCAGTTCCAAGCCCAGCAGGCCAAGGAGCTAAAGCAGATGGATTTGCAGGACTCAGCGATGAAGTTCCAAGCCGAGATGCAGATGCAGAAGGAAATCGACGCCAACCGCCAAGAGTGGGAAGCGCGGCAGAAGACCTTGGAGCTTCAACAACAGGCCCAGCTTGACGCACAGCGCCAGCAGTTCGAGACCGAACGCGAGGCTATGCGCTTGGACTTTGAACGCTGGCGGGTTGAATACACCTCTGCGGTGGACATGAAGAAGCACAACGACGCTCAGGCGATGCAGGGCATGCAGCACGCACGCGAGGACATGCGCGAAGAGCGGGCGGCGTTCAATGCTCAAGAGGGCAGCGAATGACTCCAGAGCAGCAATCGAACCGGGCCGATGAAGCTCAATACCTCTTGAGCAATCCGCTCTTGCAGGAGGCTCTAGCCGCCATCGATGCCGAAGTGGTCAGCCAGTGGGAGCAATGCCCCGCCCGCGACAAAGACGGCAAAGAAGCCTTGTGGCAGTTGCTCAAGACCTCCAAGAAATTCCAGCGACTCCTGACCGGCTATGTCGAAACCGGAAAGCTCGCCAAAGAGAACTTAAAGCGCCACGAATCGAGTCTCCTAGACCGCTTCAAACGCTAAACGAATCCCCGCAAGGGATACGCAGCCCGCCCTAAACCAGCGGGCTTTTTTGCGGCCTAACTAGCCGCCACCTTACTTTGTGAGTGTTTTATGGACACCGATCCGAACCCGGAAGTGTCTGCGCTGCTGTCTGCGCTCGATGACTCCCCCCCGCAAGAAGCCACCGAAACCGGCGAGGCAGAAGGCGCGGAAGAGCTAGAGGCTGGCAGTGCTGATGACGAATCAGCGCAGGACGAAGCATCAGACGACGCAGAACCGACCCCGCTAAAGGTCGCGTTCGACGGCAAGGAATGGGAACTCCCCCCGGGAACGCCCCCAGAAGTTGCCGCAGGCGTCAAGAAGATGGCCGACGAACTGAAGGCCGACTACACGCGCAAAACGCAATCAGTCGCTGAAATGACGCGCCATGCCGAGGAGCGATCCAAGGCGGTGCAACAGCAAGCGGAGCTTGTCGCAGTCACCTCCACCAAGGTAGTGGAGTTGCGAGAAGTACAGCGGCAGATTGAACAGATCGAAGCCATCGATTTCAACGCGCTAGCCGACCAAGACCCGCAGCAGGCAATCCGCTTGCAGGCGGCTCACACCCGGCTCTTACAACAGCGCGAGGCGAAGCAACGCGAGTTCTTTGAGACCAAGCAGCAAGCCGAGGCACTGACAGCCCAACAGCGTCAGCGAGCCTTAGAGCAAGCCGCAGCGGAACTCAAGAAAGCCGTTCCAGACTTCACCCCAAAGATGGCCCAGGCAATCCGCGAGAACACCCGCGCCTATGGCTTCACTGATGCCGAACTTGAGAACGTCACAGATCACCGCTTAGTCCTTGTTCTCAAGGATGCGATGTCCTGGCGTCAGTTGCAGGCACAGAAGCCCCAGGCAATGAAGAAGGTAGCCGAAGCCCCGCGCTCTATCAAGCCGCAGGCGCCAGCACCCAAACGTGAAAACCAGTCAGCAGCGGAGCGCCTAAAGAAAACGGGCCGCGCTTCTGAACTTATCAATTTCCTCTAAGGAACCGAAATGGCACAACCAGCAGAAACCTTTGACTCCTACGATGCAATCGGCATCAAGGAAGACCTCCAAAACAAGATTTACATGGTCTCGCCCGAAAAGACCCCGGTTATGTCTGCCGGTCGTCGCTTTAAGGCAACCCAGCGCCTGCATGAGTGGCAGCGCGACTCCTTGGCAACCCCGAACAAGGACAACGCGGTTATCGAAGGTGATGACCGCACCGGCACCGCTTTGACCGCAACCAACCGCGTTGCCAACACCACGCAGTTGTTCGACAAGGTCGCCGTTGTTACCAGCACGAACGAGAAGTCGCTCGCCGCTGGCCGCTCGTCGGAAATGAAGTATCAGATTGCCATGAAGGCGATTCCTGAACTCAAGCGCGACATCGAAGCCATGCTTGTGTCAAACAACGTGGCCGTTCTGGGCAACGCTTCGACAGCTCGCAAGTCGGCAGGTATTGGCCGCTTGGTCTATACCAACCTCTCGCACGGTGTTTCGGGCGCAACCCCTGCCCACACCTCGGGCTTGGCAACCTCGGCCCTGACCGCTGGCACGAACCGTACCTTTACGGAAGCTCTGTTGAAAACGGTTCTGCAAAGCATCTACACCAACAGCGGCGAGATGCCTTCGATGGTTTCGTTGACCCCGGCGCACAAGACGGTGTTCTCGGGCTTCGCGGGTATCGCTCAGAACCGCCGCGAAGTTGGCAAGAAGCAAGCTGTGATCGTGGGCGGTGCTGATGTGTACGTTGGCGACTTTGGCGACCTGACCATCGTCCCCAACTACGTCCAAGCAACGGCCAACAACGACACCGCTCTGATCTTGAACCCCGAGCACTACGGCGTGGCCTTCTTGCAGGACTTCCAGACCGTCCCGCTTGCCAAGACCGGCCACACCAACAAGGAGATGGTGTTCGCCGAAGTTACCGCAGTGGTGACCAGCGAGACCGCACAGGGCAAAGTAGCGAACCTCACCCCGTAAGCCCTCCCACCAACTGAACCACGCCCGCCCGGGGAAACCTTGGCGGGCTTTTTTATGTCCACATTCAAGCTCACCGAACACGACGCACAGACCGGTATCACCACGACCGTGCACCGGACGGAAAACAAAGTGGTCATACAAAAGACCGAGGACGTGGAACCTCTCTTGCGCGCAGCAGCCGCAGAGCGCGATTGGAACCAAGGCCAGCGATGGGGCGACGGCATGAAAAAGGTAGGAACCGTGCCTATGTCAGTCGTCGCCAAATTCATGCGCCAAGACGGAGGCTTTGACTCCAAACGCTGCGCCGCTTGGCTCAAAGAAAACCCCGCCTTTGTGGTCTATGACAGGTTCCTTCTGAAATGACCTACACCGAGCTGGTTGCCCAAGTGGCGGCGTTTTCGCACCGCGCAGACCTTGCCTCGCTGATGCCTACCTTTGTCGGCTTGGCAGAGGACAAGCTAAACCGTGCGCTGCGAGTGCGGCAGATGGAAGAAGCATTGCCAGTAACCGCCATTGACGCATTCAACGAAGTGGCCTTGCCTAGCGACTTCCTGGCAATGAAACACCTATGGGCCACGGACTACCCGCAAGCCCGGTTGAAGCCGCAAACGCTAGAGGCCATCGTGAGCCGCAACCGCTTCGACGGAACGCCCACAGCCTACGCAGTCACCGGCTCGGCATTGAAGTTCGATGGATCGGGCGATGTGCAGGGCGTCTATTTCAAGCGCCTGCCAAGCCTTGTCAGCAACTCAACAAACTGGCTCTCCGAAGCGCACCCGGACGTTTATTTGTGGGCCACGCTGGAAGCCCTGTCTTCCTACACGCTGGACGCAGGGCAGGGCGCTTTGTTCTCGGCCAAGGCCGGCGAGGCAGTGCAGGGCATTCAAGGCGCAGATATGCGCGACCGTTTCAGCGGCCAGCTAACCGCATCTGTGAGGTAACCCTTGGCAGTCGATTCAGCAACAACCATTGCCGCGCTCAATACGGCACTGCCCACAGGCGCAGACCCCAAGAGCGAAGGGGATGACAATTTTCGTCACATCAAGACCGTTATCAAGGCAGCGTTTCCGAACGTAGCCGGCGCAGTCTCCGCGACGGATGTGGAACTGTCCCGCGTGGCTGGCGTTACCTCGGGAGTGCAGGCGCAGCTAGACGCCAAGGCTGGCACGGCTTCCCCGGCGCTTACTGGCACGCCAACAGTCCCGACCGCAACAAACGGCACCAGCACCACGCAGGCGGCTTCTACGGCATTTGTGCAAGCTGCCATCGCTGGGGTGAACGCGCAGACCGGCGCGCTTGTCGATGTGCGAGTCACGACTGCGAGTTACTCAATCGCCAACGGGCAGCGCGCAATCCTTGAGGGGGCCTTTGTGCAGACCGTCACTGCGCCAGCCTACTCAGACGATGGCCGCTGGGGCATCAAGGTTGCGAATGGGCGCACTGACAACGTAATCAACTGGAACAGCGGCAACCACGAAGGCTTATCGGACGCAACCATGACCATTGACCGAGCAGGGGCCGCCTTTGAGGTTGTCGGCACGAATTCAACTTACGGCTGGGGGCTCGTCTAAATGTCCACGCTTTCTCACTTCACAGGCGGCGCAGCCACTCGGTCAATCGTTAACTCCTGTTCGTCAGGCGGCGTAAGCCTGACGAACTTGCAAGCGAACACAGCCACAAACAACGCCAGAGAGGTTCTGTCAGGGGCGCTTACCGCTGGCGTCCTGAAGACTCTCCTGACCATCAGCCAAGGCGGGCGGGTGCCGTTTCTTAGCGCCTACGCCAAAAACGCCACAAGCCGAACCGTTCGCGTTGTTGTGATCGCTGACGGTGTGACTGTGTTTGATGCGACTTCATCGGCGGTCACGGCAAACAACAGCGGGCTTTGGGTCGCTGGTCAGGCCATTACAGGGGCGAATGCTTCAGAGCCCATCCGGTTTAACTCGTCGCTCGTTGTGCAGGTTGCGTCTTCGCTGACCGAGACCGACTTCGTCGCCATCGGCTACTCGCTGATCTAAGGAGCCGACATGCCTGAAATCGCTCCCGGCGTCTTTGAGTACGGAAACCCCGGCACGCCATCATCTGTCCCGCAAGCCGTGACCATGCGCCAAGCCCGCCTTGCCCTCTTGGGTGCTGGCAAGCTGGCAGACGTTGATACGGCCATCGCGGCACTGTCTGAGCCAACCCGCACCGCTGCGCAGATCGAATGGGAATACTCCAACGAAGTGCAGCGCAGCAACGGCATCGTGAGCCAGCTCGGCCCGGCGCTTGGGCTGACCGAGGCGCAGATCGACGCGCTCTTTGTGGCGGCGGCTGCCCTGTGATTCGCATTGCCTTCCGCTACGGTGACAAGCGGCTGTTTTCTCGTCTTGTCTGCCTTTTCCAAGGTGGAGACAGCGCGCACTGCGAGGCGGCTTGGTCGTGGCGT